CAGCAAAATCAGCTTGATTTTTCCCAATCTCTTTTCTTTGTTTCCTAATGCGTTCACCTATTTTGTATTTATTTTTTTCTATCTCATATTTCATTATCTATATCCCCATATAAATTAGTTTGTGCTTTTTTAACTATAAAACTTAATATAATTCAAAAAAATGAAGTTGAATGTCGTCTTTCAAACAACATTATAACAGTCTATACTTGACTTGTCAAAAGGTTACTTCGGGCAAGGGGGTGTCGGCAATATGGATTATTCAAATTTTTATATCAATCGCAGGCAAACCCAGCAATTGGCCTTTGCGATCATAGCCGACATCGAAGCATATGTTGCGGAGCATTGCGCGGAGTACGAGGCGTTTTTAAAAGCCGAGGAACAGAAGGAACGGGGTGAGGATGATGTTGTAGATTAGTTTCTTTGGACAACGAAAATCCACAGGGATATTAATTTCAATTTGAAAGGAAGTTTTGAAAATGAAAGTAGTAATTTACGCACGTTTTACTAATAAAAATCCGGCAGAGGAAAGCATTGAAATGCAGTTAAGATCATGTCATGAATTTGCCAAGGAGAACAACTATACTGTTGTTGGTGAATACATTGACAGAAATCCATCTGGATTATCTGATGGCTGCCCAGAATTCCAACGTATGATTGCCGATAGTGCTAAGAAGCAATTTCAAGCGGTTTTGGTTTATAGGATAGACCGGGTATCTCGCGGCTCTTATGACTATGGGATGTACAAGGTACAATTAAAAGTGGGCGGTGTAAAAGTTCTTTCCGTTTGTGAACATTCACAAAACGATTCCTGTGAAATTTTATTAGAGGAAATGCTCAAATCTATAACAAAAATGTATAGTGATGAGTTGAGCTATAAAATAAGACGGGGACAAAAAGAAAACGCATTAAACTGCAAAACGAATGGTGGCATACCCCTATTTGGATATTGCACTAATGCAGAACAGCGTTATGAAATTGAGCCATTGGAGGCAACTATTGTTCTTGAAATTTTCACCCGGTATGCGGATGGACAGCCTGTGGGGGCAATATGCAAGGATATTAATAGCCGGTATGTGTTTGGAAAAACCAAATGCAAACAATTTACCACGGAGTATATTTACTGCTTAATAAAGAACCGCCGATTTATGGGCGAATACCGTTTCGGTGATGTTATTATTCCTAACGGTATGCCCGCCATTGTTTCAGAAGATCTTTTCAAT